AGAAAGAAAGAAAGAAAGAAAGAAAGAAAGAGAGAAAGAGAGAAAGAGAGAAGAGAGAGAGAAAGAGATAGAAAAAAGGAAATGAAAGGAATCTGATTAAAAAGCTTGACGATAATCACTATAGAGAGAATAAAAGGATTTTAAAATGTATTGACAAATATATGAAAAGTCTTGATGTAGAGACTTACAGAATAGTATATGCTAAGTATTTCAACAGAATGAAAAACTATGATATTGCTGCTAAATATCATATGCATATTTCAACAGTTAAGAGAAAATTAAGCAGTCAGTTAGATATATTCTTAAAATTAATCAATATTGACTAATGTTGAGCCTTTTGAGCCTAAAAACCGTGGTATAATGGTAATATATGAAATTTAGGTAGAGTCCTCCTTGAAAGTTATTTTTAGATTTTTGTAAGACGATGTGGAATCCCAACTTTTTTATTTATAGTGTATTAAAATCTCTACCTAAATGAATATTGTATAGCTCTCTTAAAGACTAAAGACAGTTTAACGACTGTCTTTTTATTTTGGAGTGATAAATATAAAATATACCCCCTCCCTTAAAATATATAGCTTATATACTATATATACCCTATATAAAGGGGGTAGGTAAGGAGAATACCGTGAGGCTTGATAAGACCGGCACACACCGTACCGCATTCGATAAAAACAAACAGAGACTACTTAAGACGCAGAACTATTGTGGAATATGTGGTCAACAAGTTGATAAGTCTATTAAATACCCCGACCCATTAAGCCCTGTGATTGACCATATCATTCCAGTTGCTAAAGGTGGACATCCATCTGATCTAGCTAATCTACAGTTGGCACACTTCCATTGCAACAGGCAGAAGTCAGATAAGCTATTTAGTAAGGGAAATGAGGTCAAGGAGGATGTAATAGGCAACAGAAACTTGCCAAAACTGTTAGATTGGATGAATTACAAAGAAAAATAACAAAAAATAAGTAAAAAACAGCGAAAAATCGTAAAAAATGCTAAAAAAACGGCAAAAATAACAAAAAAATCAATAAAAAGCCTAATTTATCAAGGTTTTGAAAATAAATTAAAAGTGAAAATGTTGATTTATCAAGGTTTATGGGGGGAGTGACCCTCCCCACGGCTTCGGCCGACCTTCACGCCGTCACTGTACATTTTTTCTCGCGCGAAAATAACGATTAAAAGAAAGGAGTGATTTTATTGGAATATAAAGGCATACAATACCTACGTAGAAAGCTTGCGTTGACTAATTCTAGAGTAGATTTAAGATATAGTCAATATGCAATGAAATTCAATGATGAACAATATGGAATTACTATTCCTAAAGAACTAAGATATCAATATAGATCAGTTTTAGGATGGTGTACTAAAGCTGTAGATAGTCTTGCTGACAGATTAGTTTTCAGAGAATTTGAAAAGGACGATTTCAAGGTAAATGATATATTCAAACAAAATAATCCAGATATATTCTTTGATAGTGTTATTCTATCTTCACTTATAGCATCGTGCAGCTTTGTTTATATCTCAAAAGTTGAGGAGGATATCCCACGATTACAAGTAATTGAAGCTAGTAATGCTACTGGAATACTTGACCCTATCACAGGACTATTAACTGAGGGATATGCGATTCTAAAAAAAGATGAAAATGGTAAAGCACTGTTAGAAGCTTACTTCACGGATAAAGAAACTATAATTAATGATAAAAGAACAGGTCAATCAACAGTAATTGCAAATACTGCTGGTATTCCGTTGTTAGTACCTGTTATTCATGCTCCAGATAGCGTAAGGCCTTTTGGTAGGTCAAGAATAACAAGGTCAGGAATGTATTATCAAAAACTGGCTAAAAGAACACTAGAAAGGGCAGATATTACAGCGGAGTTTTACTCATTCCCTCAGAAATATGTGTTGGGAATGGATTCGGACGCAGAACCACTTGAAACGTGGAAAGCTACTGTATCTAGTATGTTACAAATTTCTGCTAGCTCTGACGGTGACAAACCAACAGTAGGTCAATTCACTACTCCTTCAATGTCTCCGTTCACAGAACAACTAAGAACAGCTGCGGCTTTATTTGCTGGAGAAACTGGACTTACTCTTGATGATTTAGGTTTCATTTCTGATAATCCATCTTCTGTAGAAGCGATTAAAGCAAGTCATGAGAATTTAAGACTAGCTGGAAGAAAAGCACAACGATCAATAGGAAGCGGACTGTTAAACGTTGCTTACGTTGCTTGTTGCTTAAGAGATGATTTTAAATATAATCGTGGTCGATTTATTGACACTGTGCCAAAATGGGAACCTCTATTTGAAGCTGATGCTAATATGCTTACTTTAATAGGCGATGGAGTGATTAAGCTTAATCAAGCATTACCTGGATATATCGACGCTAAAGTAATTAGAGATATTACTGGAATAAAAGGTGATATGAACGCTACTCCAAAAATAGAAGAAGTAGAACAAAAAACTACTAACTCAGAAGATAAGCAACAAAATAGAATCATTTCTACATATGAAATCACTTCTTTATTGAATAACTACCAAAAGGGAGTACTTTCAAAAGAAAATGGAATTCTATTACTAACATCAACTGGAATGAGTAAGCAAGAAGCGGAAGCTATGATTAATAAAACGGAAGTTTTGGTAAAAGAAAATGAGTAATGAAGTTTTAGAACGAATTGTTGAAACGTTTGAAAAAAAATTAAAAGAATTAAATATACAAGCAACAACTTACGTTGATGTTAACAATTACGCAGTGGCTTTAGGAGAAATTCTAACCACTGCTTTTAATTTGCACATTACAGAAAATCCTACACCTATTATCAAAGAAATACTTAACGATAGATTAAAGGAAAATCACAGACTGATTACTGATTTTGGCGCAATTGTTCAAGAAATACTTAACAAGAAAGCAAAAATTGGGCTAGCTGTTCAAATTCCTAAATTAAATCAAAATAGAATTGATGGATTAGTAGGAAGACTAACTGGAGAAGACTTTGAGCAGTCAAAATGGTTGTTAGGTTCTCCTATAGTCAATTTCAGTCAAAGTGTTGTAGCTGACATGATAAGAAAGAACGCTGAATTTCATTACAATTCTGGTCTCAAACCTAAAGTAGTGAGAAAAGAAGCGGGAAATTGTTGTAAATGGTGTAAAAGTTTAGTCGGAACATACTCTTATCCGGAAGTACCAAAAGACGTATATAGAAGGCATCAAAATTGCCGTTGTACCGTTGAATACTTCCCTAAAAAAGGAGTAAGACAGGATGTTCACACTAAAATAATTAAATTTGATGAAAAACTATAAAGTTTGCCCTACCGTATGGCATTAAACTAGGTTGGTTGAAAGGAGCGACTGAATGACAAAGAAATTTGGTAAACAAACTCCTACTCAATCGGTGATTTTAGACTATAAGGAAAGTAGATATCAAGAAGCTGTAGATCTATATCAAAGAACAGGATTATTAATTTACGATTGGCAGTTGTATCTTCTAAAAGACATCATGGCAGTTGATGAAGAAGGACTGTGGACACATCAGAAATTCGGATATTCTTTGCCACGTCGTAACGGTAAGACTGAGATTGTGTATATTCTTGAAATTTGGGCCTTACATCAAGGTATCAACATTTTACACACAGCACACAGAATTAGCACATCTCATTCATCTTTTGAAAAGGTTAAAAAATACCTGGAGAGGATGGGATATGTAGACGGAGAGGATTTTAATTCTATACGTGCTAAAGGTCAAGAAAGAATTGAGCTATATTCGACTGGTGGAGTTGTTCAATTTAGAACTAGGACTAAAAATGGTGGACTTGGTGAAGGTTTCGATTTAATGATAATCGATGAAGCACAGGAATACACAATTGAGCAAGAATCTGCTTTGAAATACACAGTAACGGACAGTAAGAACCCTATGACAGTTATGTGTGGGACACCTCCTACACCAGTTTCAATAGGGACTGTTTTTACTAAATATCGTGAAGCTTGTTTATTCGGAAAAAGTAAATATTCCGGGTGGGCTGAGTGGTCGGTAGAAGACGAAAAAGAAATAGACGATGTAGAAGCTTGGTATAACTCAAATCCTTCTTTAGGTTATCATTTAACAGAAAGAAAAATTGAAGCTGAGCTTGGTGAAGATAAACTAGATCACAATGTTCAACGTCTTGGTTTTTGGCCGTCGTTCTCTCAAAAATCTGTAATCAGTGAGAGAGAATGGGACGGTCTTTTATTGTCTGAAAAAGTAGACTTCAAAGGTAAGTTGTATGTCGGTATCAAATACGGAAATGATGGAAATAACGTAAGCATGAGTATTGCTGTTAGGACTAATGATGAACGTATTTTTATTGAAACTATTGATTGTCAAAGCTTAAGGAACGGTAATATGTGGTTGATTAATTTCTTAAAAAACGCTGATGTAGCAAACATCGTTGTTGACGGTGCAAGCGGTCAGAAGATGTTAGAAGAGGAGTTAAAAGACTACAAGATAAGAAATATTATCTTACCAACGGTTAAAGAGATAATCACAGCTAATTCAGTTTTTGAACAAGGCATATTCCAAAAGACTATTTGTCATAATGGCCAACCATCGTTAAGGAAAGTAGCTACTAACTGTGAAAAACGTAGCATCGGGACTAACGGTGGTTTTGGATATAAGTCACAGTTTGCTGATATGGATATTTCGTTATTGGATAGTGCATTGCTTGCACATTGGGCTTGTCATTCTATCAAGCCTAAGAAAAAACAAAGGATAAGCTATTAATTAGCTTAAATTACCGAACGGACGGGTAATCCGGATATAAGGAGATTTAAAATGACAGAATTTAAAGTAATTGAAACTCAAGAACAATTAAATGCGATTATCAAGGCAAGATTAGATCGCGAGAAAGAAAAGTATGCTGATTATGATACTTTAGCAGAAAAAATTAAGAATTTAGAGACGGAAAATAAAAGCTTGAAACAAACTATCACTGATAAAGAAACAAGTGAAAGCACAACAGCTAGTAGAATTGCTGACCTTGAAAAAGATGTGACTACTTGGAAAAACAAGTCACTAAAACAACAGATCGCAATGAAGAACGGACTACCTTTTGATTTAGCAGATAGACTCCAAGGTGATAGTGAGGAAAGTTTGAATGAAGATGCTGAACGTCTAGCGTCGTTAGTTAATGTAAAAAAATATACACAACCATTAGCAGATAAAGAACCTAATTTTGAATCAAAAGGAACAGATGCTGCATGGCGTGAAGTTGTTAAAAATTTAAAATAAAAGGAGAATAAAACATGACAGAATCAACAGCAATGAAACAAGGGACTCTATTTAGTCCAGAATTAGTAACAGAAATTATGAGCAAAGTACAAGGTCGTTCGACTCTTGCAAAACTATCAAATCAACAACCTATCCCATTTAACGGAACAGAACAATTTATTTTCAATTTAGAAGGTAATGCACAAATCGTAGGTGAAGGTGGATTAAAAGGAGCTGGAAAAGCTGTAATTACATCGAAAGTAATTAAACCTTTAAAATTCGTATATCAAGCACGTATTACAGACGAGTTTAAATATGCTTCTGATGAGAAAAAATTAAACTTCTTAAAACATTATGCTGATGGTTTTTCTAAGAAAATCGCTGAAGGGTTTGATATCGCAGCTATTCACGGTTTAGAACCAAAATCTTTAGAAGATGCAAGTTTTAAAGACTCTAACTCATTTAATGGATTAGTGACTGGAAATGTTATTACTTACAACGCTACAAAAGTTGATGATAATATTGACGATGCGGTTCAAGCTATTATTGCTACTGATAATGAAGTAACAGGAATTGCAATGTCTCCAGTCGCTGGACAAGCAATGTCTAAAGTAAAAGATAAATTTGATAATGTTAAATATCCGGAATTTAGATTCGGACAACGCCCAGATAATTTCTTTACTATGGATTTAGATATCAATAAAACTGTAAATGCACAAGGTGGAAAAGGTAAGAAAAATCAAGCTATTGTCGGAGATTTCCAAAATAGATTCAAATGGGGTTATGCTGAAAACATTCCTATGGAGATTATCGAATATGGTGATCCAGACGGAACAGGAAGAGATTTAAAAGCATACAATGAAATCTTATTACGTACTGAGGTATTCATTGGATGGGGAATTCTTGACGAAAAAGCATTTGCACGTGTAGAAGAAGCTTAGGAGATAATCTATGAATAAATATAAACATAAAGAAACTGAAGTAGAGATTTTAACAGAAAGTGAACTTTCTGGAGATTGGGAGTTTGTAGAAGAAGTTGTAGAAGAAGTTAAAACTCCAACTAAAAAAACTAAGTCAGAGGAATCTGACAAAGAATAGAGGTGTAATATGACTACACTTGAACCATTTGCTACTGTTGAAGATTTAGACACACTATGGAGAAGTGTTGAAAGCCATGAGATAGGACGTTCTGAGGAGTTGTTAAAAACAGTTTCTCATGTCTTAAGAGTTGAAGCTAAGAAAGTAAACAAAGATTTAGATTTACTGATTAAAGAAGACGAAAGTTATTCTTATTTAGTAAAATCAGTCGTTGTTGACATTGTAGCAAGAACTCTCATGACTTCAACAAATCAAGAGCCGATGACTCAATTTGCTGAGTCTGCTCTTGGTTATTCTGTTTCCGGTTCATTTTTAGTACCTGGAGGAGGATTATTTATAAAAGATAGTGAATTAAAGCGTTTAGGTTTTAAAAAACAACGATACGGAGTGATAGAATTCTATGACTATACTTAAGGGAATAGATATAGTTTTAATCGATAAAATTCAAGGTGAAGTTGATGAATTTAACAATCCTATTTTTGTTGATAAAGAAATAGTTGTCAAGAATGTTTTAGTCGCACCTGTGAAAACCGAAGATGTTGTAAATATTGTAAATCTAACTGGGAAAAAGGCTGAATACTTACTAGGAATACCTAAGGGAAATCAGAATACATGGGAAAACAGAGAAGTTGTGTTTTTCGGTAGGAAATGGAAGACTATAGGTATTCCTCAAGAGGGTATTGAGTCTATGATTCCGTTAAGTTGGAATAAGAAAATAATGGTAGAACGTTATGAGTAAAAAGTTTGAATTAAATTACAGGGGTGTAGCAGAACTCATGAAAAGTCCGGAAATGGTTGCTATCTTGAAAGAAAAAGCTAAAGGAATTCAAGAGAGAGCGGGAAGCGGATATGAAACTAGCGCATATGTTGGTAAAAACAGAGCGAACGTGAGTGTCAAGACTAAAACAAGTAAAGCTATCAGAGACAACAACAAAAACAATACTCTATTAAAGGCAATGAGATAATGATTGAATTAATAGTTAAGAATTATTTGTCAAAACATCTTGAAATACCTATCATTTTTGAACATCAAAAAAACTTACCTAAACGATATATTTTAATTCAAAAAACTAGTGGAAAAAGAGAAAACTTACTAAAAGAATCAACAATAGCAATACAAAGTTATGCTGAATCATTATTTGAAACAGCAAAATTAAATGAAAAAATTAAGGATCTAATGTACGACTTGATAATGGTGGATGAAGTGTCAAAAGTCAGTTTAAATAGTGATTATAATCATACTGATTTTGAGACTAAACAATATCGTTATCAAGCCGTATTTGATATTTATTACTATTAAAAAGGAGAATAAACAATGGCAGACGTAACAAAAGTAACATCGGCAAAACCTAAGATTGGTGGAGCTATTTATTCTGCACCACTAGGAACAGTACTTCCTACTGATGCAACTACAGAATTAAATGAAGCATTCAAAGCACTAGGGTATATTTCAGAAGACGGACTAACTAATGAAAACACGGCTAGTACTGAGAATATAAAGGCTTGGGGAGGAGATATTGTTGATACTGTTCAAACAGAAAAAACAGATAAATTCACTTACACTTTAATTGAATCATTAAATATTGATGTGTTAAAAGAAATATATGGGAAAGATAATGTTGAAGGTGATATTGGAACTGGTATCACAATTAAAGCTAATACTAAAGAATTAGTACAACATTCAGTAGTAATTGAGATGGTGCTAAAAGGTGGCATCCTTAAACGTATTGTGATTCCTAATGGTAAAATCGGGGAAGTAGGGGAAATTAAATATACTGACTCTGAAATGGTTGGGTTTGAAACAACTTTAAACGCTTTCCCGGATTCAGAAGGAAATACTCACTACGAATATATTAAAAAAAAGTAAAGATAGGAGATAAGTAGATGAAGAAATTAACAGGTGTCACTAAGTCAGGATTTACTTATTCTGTTTTAGAAAAAAATCTAAAAAATTATGAACTTGTAGAAGTATTAGGAGAATTAGAAAGTAATCCGTTAGCACTTCCTAAAGTGTTAAAACTTCTTCTAGGTAAGGAACAAACAGACAAATTAAAAGATCATGTGAGAGATAAAGACGGAATTGTCGATACAGAAAAAATATCTGATGAATTAAGAGATATCTTTGAAGCTCAAGCAAGATTAAAAAACTAGTAGTCCTTGCTAGTATGCTGAACACAGATGAAAATGCTGTGATTTGTGATTTAGCTGAAACTTATCAAATATATGATTACAAAGATATGCCACCAGATAAGGTGGCTATTTTTTGTAGTGGATTGAGAGATGATTCAAGAATCAAGCTAAAAATGACAGGTCAAAAGGTTAAATTGGATACTATGCTATTAGCTTCTATTGTTGATAGATTAAGTATTTTAGTTTGGACTAAGACAAAAGACGGACAGAAAGGAAGAAATCAACCTAAGTCTATTGTTGATAGTATCAATAAGCCTGTTAAGGTGAAAGAAGAACTTGTGTTCGCTACTGGTGAGGATTTTGAAAAAGCTAGAAATAAAATACTGAGGGAAGGAGGATAATATGGCAACTAATTTAGGTAAAGCATATGTTCAAATTATGCCATCTGCTAAAGGGATATCCGGAATGATATCAAAAGAGTTAGATGGGGAAGTAAAAAGTGCCGGTCAGAGTGCCGGGAATAGTTTAGTATCGACAATTAAGAACGCTGTAATTGCTGCTGGAATTGGTAAGTTGTTTGCTGCTTCCTTATTAGAAGGTGGAAAACTCCAACAATCTCTAGGTGGAGTAGAAACGCTATTTAAAAACAACGCTAACATGGTTAAGCAATATGCAAATGAAGCTTACAAAACTACAGGATTATCTGCTAACGCTTATATGGAAAATGTAACGGGATTTAGTGCTAGTTTACTACAATCTTTAGGTGGAGATACGGCTAAGGCTGCGAAAGTCGCTAATATGGCAATGGTAGATATGGCCGATAACTCAAATAAGATGGGAACATCTATGGAGCTTATCCAAAACGCTTATCAAGGATTCGCAAAACAAAACTATACCATGCTGGACAACTTGAAATTGGGTTATGGTGGTACAAAACAAGAAATGCAACGACTGTTAGCTGATGCACAGAAATTGACAGGTGTTAAGTATGATATTAACAACCTATCTGATGTGTATGAAGCTATTCACGTAATTCAAAAAGAATTAGATATCACAGGTACTACTGCTAAAGAAGCATCAACAACACTACAAGGATCATTTGCTAGTATGAAAGCTGCATTCCTTAACTTATTAGGAAATCTTTCCTTAGGGCAAAATATCAAACCTGCACTAGAAGCATTAGCTAGTACTACAATGACATTTCTTGTAGGAAACTTTTTACCTATGGTAGGTAATATTTTAAAAGGTTTACCTACTTTGATTGTAGGAGCATTTTCCGGACTTGCTGAACAATTAAGAGGAGTCCTCGGAGATGAAGTCGTCAATAAGATCCAGGGATATTTAACGAAAGTATCGGGAGCCGTAGATTCATTCATAGAAGTTTTAACTGGTAAACTTTCAACAGCACAAGGAATTGACCTTATGAAATCACTTGGAATTGATGAAGGTACTGCAAACACAATCGTAACCATTGCTGACAATATTCGAACAGCATTTCAAAATATTTGGCAAGCTATAAAAAATGTAGGAGCAATTGTTGGAGAGTTTATTGGTGACTTGTTAGGAATTAATGATACTCAAAGCAGTGTAAGTTCTCTAGGGACTGCTTTTGAAGTGTTGAGCGGTATTGTAAAAGAAATATCACAATGGATTAAAGATTTCACATCGTTCTTACGAGAAAATGAAGTTGCATTGTCGTTAACTAAGGCTACGTTAGCAGGACTTGCTGCTGGATTTATTACTTTAAAAGTGATAAGCACAGTACAAACGTTATTTACAGGTTTTGTTTTAGCTCTTGATGCTGCAAAAAAAGCTATGGTAGCTTTCAATTTAGCAATCGCAACTAATCCTATTACTGCTCTTGTAGTTGCAATCGCTGCTGTTGTCGCTGCTTTAGTATGGTTTTTCACAAAAACCGAAACTGGGAAAGCAATATGGCAAGGGTTTGTCGATTTTATAAAACAAGCATGGAATGGAGTAGTAGAATTCTTTAGTGGTATATGGAATGGAATTACAACAGGAGCAACCATGTTGTGGACTGGAATTCAAGCAGTGTGGGCGGTTGCTGTAGAAGAAATAAAAGCTATATGGCAAGGGGTAACAGAATTCTTTTCTACGTTGTGGACTGGTATTCAAGAAGGAGCATCGACAGCTTGGACTTTCATTACAACATCTATCACTGCCATTGTTCAACCGTTTATCGATGCTTTCTTAAACGCTTGGGAAATCTTAAAAACTGGATTAACAGCTGTTTGGGAAGGTGTAAAAATGGTAATTCAAGGTGCTTGGGAATTCATCAAGGCTATTGTAATGGGAGCTGTGCTAATCGTTATAGATTTGGTAACAGGTAACTTTACTAAACTTAAAGAAGACTTGCAGCTTATTTGGGATAACATTAAATTAGCAATTCAGACTGTTTGGGAAGGTATCAAAGCCGTTGTAATGGCGATAGTAACTACTTTAGTATCTTTATTATTAAATGCTTGGGAAGGCTTTAAAAATGGTTTGGTTGCTATTTGGAATTTCTTATCGTCAACCGCTTCTAGTATATGGAATGCGATAAAATCTACTGTAGTCTCAATAGTAACAGGTTTAGTTACTGCGATAAGATCATTGTGGGAAAACTTTAAAGCTTTTTTCACATCAACTATTAACGCTATTCAAAGCATTGCAGTAAATACATGGAATTCTATTAAATCAAGTGTGATTAGTATTATTCAAGGTTTAGTTAGTGCTGCTCAAAGCGCTTGGAATAGTTTTAAAAGTGGTGTTCAAAGTCTAGTAAGTAGCGTTACAAGTATATTTAGCTCACTGAGAAATATTAATCTAGCTGACATAGGTGCAGCTATCATGAATAGTTTTTTTAATGGGTTAAAATCTGCTTGGAGTAGCGTTCAAAATTTTGTTAGTAGTATTGCTGGATGGATTCGTGATCACAAAGGACCGATTGAAGTTGATAGAAAATTACTTATTCCTGCCGGTACTGCTATCATGGAAAGTTTAGATGAAGGACTTACAGATAAGTTTGAGTCAGTTAAAAAAACAGTTAGTGGAATGGCTGGAGATATTAACAAGGCTTTCACAAGCGAAATGACAGATTTCGAAGTAGGTGCAAATGTATCTAAAAACTTACAAATTGATGATATGAGTACGGCTGACTTTTCTACAGGAGATAATGACAATGAGGTAATAAAAGCATTAGAAGTTGTGCAAGAATTGTTAAAAGATATTTCAAATAAAGATGTTAACACTTATTTAGACGGTGAAGTATTAGCTAAAAATTCATATGATAGACAAATGACTTTTGTTAGAAGGGAGGGAATTTAATGGTTAAGATTAACAATGTAATTTTACCTCCTAAAGACTATGTGTTATTTGACGGTGGAGAGATTCAAGTAGCGAAAAAACGTGTAACAGAAGAAAGTGAAATATACGGTGCTAACGGTACTTATGTAGTTCATGACGGAGCTTATAAGAGTCAAGAACGTGTCTTGAAATTCTCTGCTGTTAACTTTGCTAAAGTTGTTGAATTGAGTAACTTATTTAATGATTTTGATAACGAAATAGAGTTTGACTACTTGAATTTGTCAAGATATTATGCTGACTTGGTTGATATTACTTACAGTAAACATGGTAAGTCAAGATGGATGGTTAACGTTAAATTGAGATTTAATCCGTTCAGATATACTACTGAAAATACTGAAACTAAGCTTACAACAAGAGGAACTATCAATAATATAGGTAATGTTTTTTCAGAACCAGTAATTGAAATAGAAGGCTCTGGAGAAGTAAGTTTAACAATAGGTGTTCAGTCTATGTTTTTAAATTTAGACAGTAAAGCTATTATTGATTGTAGACATAGAAAACAAAATGTATATGACAAAAATAACGTTGTGAAAAATTCAATTCGTAAAAAGGGTGGTTTCTTTGAAATACCGCCCGGATTACAAGGTGTAGCAACTAATGGTAATGTTACTAGCATAAAAATAAAAGGTAATTGGAGGTGGAGAGTATGATCTATTTAAAAGAGGGGAAAACCCCTCTTAATTTTGCTTATAATGATGAAATAATACAAGAAGGAAATAGTAAATATCAATTGAGTTTTAAATTTCCTACTAATAATCCGTTGTGGGAGGAGTTAGTAGAAGAAACTTTATTACTAGCTGACGACTTACACGGAGAACAGGAATTTATCATATTTGAAGTAGAAAAACATCACGCTTATATTACCGTTTATGCAAATCAAGTAGCAACGTTATTAAATAATTACTCTATTACTGAATTAAGTGTAAATAATGCTAGTGGCGATAGGGTAATGAGAAGTCTTGTGAGTAGCATAATTCGTGAACACAAGTTTACATTCTCTTCTGATATAGCAAATACTCACAGTCTAAATTTAAAGAATGTGACAGTAGCTACAGCGCTATTTAAGGATAAGCATTCTATATTAGGTCAATGGGGTGGAGATTTAATCAGAGATAAGTATGATATTAGATTGCTAAGTAATGGTGGGACTAACAAAGAAGCTTTATTCATGTACAAAAAAAATCTAAAATCATACCAACAGAAAAAATCTATAAAAGATTTAAGAACAAGAATTCATTTTACTAAAACTATCAACTCTCAAAAAGAGGGAGAAAAGGATAAAGTAATTGCTGTTACTGTCGATAGTCCGTTGATAGGTAAGTATAAGAACATCTATGAAGGAAATTTAGATGTAAGTGATCAAGATGTAGTAGATGAAGCAACACTACGAAAATACGGTGAACAATATTTTAAAACTACATTGTGTGATGTGATTGAGGAAAGCATAGAGATTAATGTTGTAGGTATTCCAGATGAACCTGTTGGAATATTCGACACCGTGACAATATTTCATGAGAAATTCAATCTTGATGTTAAAAAGAAAATCACAAAATATACTTACTCTCCTATGGGCCGTAAGCTAAAAACTATTGGGTTTGGTAAGATTCAATCTAATCTAGGAACAACACTAGCTAGCATGGTTGACAATGCTATAGAAGAAAAGGCTGAAACTATGTTAGATGCATTTAAAATTCAGAAGAATTTAGCACAGCTACTGAAACTAAATAGAAAAGGTATTGAAGATAAACTAGTCGAATTAGAAGAAAAATCAAAAGGAGCTTTAGAAGTTAAAAAAGCCTTATTCGAAGCTGACGGAACTATTCCAGAAGTAGTTAAGACTAAAATACTTGATGCGGTTGAGGGAGATATAGGAAGATTAAAAACGATAATCACTGAAGCTGAATTAATTAAGGCTATCCAGGCTAAATTAAATTTTGCGGAGATCAAAAACGCACTTATTGACAAAGCTTTTATTAATCAAATTATAAGTGATGAAAAATTTACTCAACAATTTGAGGAAGGACAGGTTACAACACAGAATATCTTTACAAAGCTTAAAGATAGCATTAAGTCGAACATTTCAAAAGAATTTGTGACTAAAGACGGTGTAAGAAAGCTAGTAAATGATTTAACTATAGATGCTGACGGTATAAGGCAAATCACTCAACAGGAAAGTCAGAAGGTATTCAACACATCGATTACTGGCAAAGTTCAAGAAATAGTAGGAGAAGTCAAAAAAAACTTACCTACTAAAGAAGAACTTAAAGGTAAGAGTTCTTACATCCATAAAAAATACAGTGATTTTGCTGACGGTCGTAACATGAGTGACAACTCAACGCTTAAGTATATTGGTATATATACAGGAGATAAAGCAATAGCCCCAACAAGTGCTAGTGAGTATTCATGGACTAAAATACGTGGAGAAGACGGAGTACCTGGGATTAAAGGTGCTGACGGTCGTACACCATACTTCCATACAGCTTATGCTAACAGCCCTACTGGAGACAGAGATTTTAGCACAACAAATAGTACTGGTAAGCAGTACATTGGGACTTACAGTGATTTTGAGGTTGCTGATAGTACTGATTTTAGGAAATATAAGTGGGTTAAGATTAAGGGTGAAGATGGAGCAAAAGGGAATGATGGACGTAATGGAACTGACGGACACAGTTTGACAGCTAACCTACGTTTTGAAGGTAGATATATAAATTCAGTTACAAATAACGTTAAAGCCTATTTAGAAGTGTTTTACGACGGCCAAAAGATAACTAGTGGATTTAATGCACAAGTTAAATATAAGGGCGGTAATAGAACGGACTGGAGTGGATTTTGGAACGTTAACTTTGACAATAACGGAGGGATAACTAACCTTGACTGGGGGAATAGAGAACAGAACGGAACACCACTTGAAGTAATTGTATTAGTCACTTACAAAGGCTTAAATACTGTTGCAAACGCTAGAATGGAAAACGTTCCAGATATAGTCGAGATTAAAGAGATTACTAAAAAATACAAAACTTTTGAAAGTACGATTGATCAGTTTAATTCAACGATAGGTGAAGTTAAATATCAAACTTTGGCAAATGAGGAAAACAGAAACTTAATAATCGGTAGTAGGTTGCTTTCAGACAGCGAGTATAATGTCTTCGGTAAAAAATGGGACGGAACATCTCAAGTTGGAATATACACGGAAATCAGACAAAATACTTCAAATGAGATACGTTTTCTATACGAAGGTAATACTTATTTATACGTTATTTCAGAACATAACGCTAATAATGTGTGGCAAGGTGTAGGATTTAACCTATCTGTTAACAAAATTCGTAAAGGTCAACAATATACGATAAAAATTCCTTTTTATTGGATTACAGGACACCAAAATAATGCAGGAATTTACGTTGAAATAAAAAATCATAAGACAGGCGATATTCTATGGAAAACTAGGATAGATACTATTGATATTCACGGTGACACTTGGGATATGAGAGGGTATCAATTTACTGCTGATAGAGACTTTGAAACAAGTGATTATTCATTTTGGATTTACGCTGTTCAGAACGGCGGATTCTGTATCTCAATTCCTTACATGTGCGAAGGTAATAAAATTTATTCAAAATATTCTCCAGCACCAGAAGACGTTCACTTACAGAGTAGTAGGCTTGAAAGTTCTATTAAACAAACTAAAGATGAGATTGATTTAAAAGTCAGTAAGGATAATGTAATTAATGCTATCAATATAAGTTCAGAAGGAACTAAAATAACTGGAACGGCTATTGCTGACTATTTATACGGTAAAACTATTGAAGGTGCAGTTATCCAAGGTAACTCGAAAATAAAAATAGGTAAACACGGATATATGATTCCGGTAGGTGAGGGATTGAGATATTGTCTCCCAGAAAAGCCAAATGCAAATAAGGGTGTCGGTATTCAAATGCTTGGGAATTACGGGCGTACAGGTGAAACTGCTTACGGACTCTATGTGTATGTAGATCCTAACTTTGGCACAACAGAAACTGCTGGTACAGACGCTTATTTAATGACGGTAAACGGATATGTAAGGGCTCGGGGTATAAATAATTTAAAATTTGATAACTACGAAGATAACAGTACAGCCATAGGAATATGGGATAAAAACGTTGCATTACTTTTCGATAGAACGAAAAACGATATATATTATGATTGGGGCGGGAAAATCTATAGTTTATGGCAAATGATTGACAGATTTTATAGTACTACATCTGATGTTAGATTAAAAAAAGATATAAAAACTTGCAAATATAAAGCACTAGATTTAATAGGAGACTTTAAATTTAAAAGTTTTAACTGGAAACATAGAGAACAGTTAGAAAGGAAACCATTTACTGAAATAGGACTAATAGCGCAAGATGTTGAAAAAATAAGTAAAAATTTTGTAACAATGTCGGGAGAATATAAGACCTTAAATCAATTTAACTTACTAACATATTCTCTCAAAGCTATCCAGGAACTATCAACCGAAAATCAACAACTTAAATCACAACTAACAGAAATGAACGAAAGACTAAACAAACTGGAGGAATTAATCAATGGCAACTTATAAAAAGAATTATGCACGTGCCACTTACGACAGCAACGGAGCAGTATTATCAACCATTGTTAGTATATTTAGCACTAGCGGTGGGACTGTGATTGAAACAACGCTTAAAGGAGACCATTTAAGCAAGTCAGAAGATGAAATAGTACAACTGGCACTGGAACAATTCTATCAAGATACTTACCCTAATAAAGCTGAAAACGAAAAAATCACAGCTATGAAAAAAGAGTTGAAAGAGTCAACAGCGACACTTGACACAACAAGAAAAATGTTAGCTCAAAGCGTTGTTAAGGAGTTTGAATGGGAAAGCAATTTTGAAGATATTGACGCTAAATTACAATTTTTAGCAAAACACTTAAATATCACTTATCCAGCTAAGGAGGATGATGAAGATGAAAAAGAAAGTAGTAGCAGTTCTAGAAAAGCTACAACTGTCTAGCCTTGTGTTTTTAGAAATGATGAAAGGAGGTAATAGCATGATGATTAAATATTTAGCACTAACAATTCTTGATGGACTAATGACATTAGATGAAATCAAGAACAAAAAACTTCGCAAACTAGTGAAAGCTGAACTTGACAAAATGGGATTAGCTGAAGTAGTTGCTGAAGACAAACAATAATTTAAGGAGGGCTTAATAGCCCTCTTTTATTTTACACAGAAAGGAGTTTAATTAATGGAAATTACATTACCGGAACTAGCCGAACGCTATTACCATTTAGCTAAGGACGTTTATATTCATGCATTTACATTAATAATTGTGCTTGATGTTTTAACTGGACTAGCAAAGGCTTTTGTAACAAAAAAACTAAATTCAACAGTAAACAGAAAAGGATTAATTGAACATGGTATTGTTGCAATCATGTGCATTACAGTATATCCGTATATGTTGTATTTAGGTTTTAACGAGTTTGCGACAGCTTTCTTGTTATTCTTCACGGTTGGTTACTGCTTATCATTGATTGAAAATTTAAGTGCTTTAGGAGTACCATTTCCGAATGGAATTAAAA